GTACCTGCACACGTGCAGGCTGGTGGTGGTCTTGGTAACGAAAACGTTACTGCAGATCACTTGCAAACCCCTAGGGTTAAACAACTTCAACAGTTATCTAATGAAGTTGACGAAAACCACAGTGAATACATTGAGGGAAGCAAACCAGGTGATTTTATCAACACCATAACAAGAGAAAACTACGGAAAAGACATTTACGTAATTAACGTAAAGTTTACTGAAGAGTTTGTCGCTTGGAAAAAACGAGAGAAAGGAGGCGGCTTAGCAGGTATTTATGCTACTGAAAAAGATGCTTTACAAGCTCTCGAGGCCCAAAAAGAGAACCCTGAGGATTATGATATTACTCAGACTCAATCTCATCTTTTAATTAAGAAAGATGAAAAAACAGGTGCACTTGATACACCATTTATCTTTGACTGTGCTTCTTCGAAGCTAAGAGTGTCAAGAGAATGGAACACACAAGTGGCTCGTTTAGGGGGAGATAGATTTTCTTCTTTGTGGAAGATGTCTTCTTCACAAACCCAAAACCGTGCGGGGCAAAAGTTTTTTAACATTGCTGTAGAAAACGTCGGTTGGGTTACTGATGATGATTACGAAAACGCTAAAAAAGTATTTGATAGCGTATCTAAGTAATTATTTTGCTTACATGGTGCGACATATACTGTCGCGCCGTGTATACTAACTTTCAAGATGCCTGATATACAACAAAAAGGATGGTTCTGGGACGATGTAAACAAACGTATGTATCGTTGGCATGACCTACAACTCCTCATGAAAGAGCGAGCACTAAAACTTGAAAGAAAAGGACTTCATCAACAAAATCCACAAAAAACTTCCTAAAGAAATTTATAAGTGGAAAATCAATGATCCATATCATGGCGGAGTACCCGACACTTTTTATTCAGGCCCAGCAGGGTTTGCTTTTTTTGAATACAAATACATACAACAGCTGCCTAAACGTGGTACGTCAAAAATAAAAATTGATCTTTCACCACAACAAAGAATCTGGTTACAAAAACAATATGAATACAGCATGCCTGTGTATTACATTATAGGGGCCCCGGATCTTTGTGTTGTAAGCCAAGATTTTCAAAAAGAATTTTTTACTTTAGATGAGTTTCTCAAGCATGCCATGCCAATTAAAGAATTTATAGACAAAATAAGTAACATATGTTTACATAATAAGGAGGACTAAATGGATTTTGACCCAGTAAACAAACCAATACACTATAACCAGGGTGGTATAGAGTGTATAAGTGCAATAGAAGCAAGTATGACAGACGACCAGTTCGCTGCATATTGTAAAGGCAACGTAATGAAATATCTTTGGAGATATGAACAAAAAAACAAAGGACAAGATTTACGAAAAGCAGAATGGTATCTACAACGTCTAATAAAGGTTGTAGAAAAAAATGATGAGTGAAGAAACACGATTCACTAGACTAACAAAAGCACTTGGCTGTTGTGCAAGCCTTGCAGATTGTCCTTGCATTGGGGTTTGTTCTGTGACGCAATGGGGTGATGAACGTTGTAGGGGTTGTGGAAGAACAGCAACTGAGTTAAAAGATTGGGGGAAATACTCAAATATAGAGAAAAAACTCATAAATTTACGAAATGCGGCTGAAAACTACGATATAAGACAGGTAAAACAGCTAAACCGTGTCACACGCTCTGAGAAGCCCGTCACTGCATTTTAGCTCTTACGATACCTAACGCATTAACCACTGTGAGATCTCTTCAGCACGGGCACGTAGTGAATCCATTTTTTTAAAAAGTGCCAAAAATTAACACTTCCAACGTTTTCTTGCTTGCCTCAACCTTGAATTAGGGTTTTTTGCTGCTTTTGGGAATTTTTTCATTTGACCAGCAGATCTAGCGCAATAAGACTTACGTCTTTTAGCAGCTTTACTACCTTTTTTTACTTTACCAGTAACTGCAGTTTTTAATTTAGACCCAGGATTTTTTCTTCTGTACGCTGCTACTCCAGCTTTGGTCATACCAGCGCCTTTTTTAGTTGGACGGAAATTCTTTTTATTCCGCTTAGGCATATTATCTCTTTTTCTTGGCACGGGTTCTCCTTCTTTTTACAATAGTTTTTACATTTCGTGGCTTACCACCTGGGTTGCCAGCTGCACGTTTACGTTTAACAGCGCTGCGCTTTTGTGCTGCAGTCATGCTATTAGCTTTTGATCTTGGTACACATTTTGGGTACTTACGCTTGCTTTTACCTTTAGCAGATTTTCTACCACATGCTTGATATTTACCTTTTTTCTTTGGTGCACCAATATCAACCCAGTCACCTTTTGGCCCTTTACCAAACCATGCAGTTAATCCACCCGTAGGTTTAGCCATTATCTATACCCACCACCACGTTTTTTATAAGTACGCACTAACCAACCGTTGGCATATGCACTTGGATATACTTTAAACTTACGTTTAGCTTCTGCTTTTACCCTTGCATACAAGCTTGGGTTTGTAGGTGTAGCACCTTTTCTTTTACTAGTTTTTCTTTTAACTGGTTTTTTTGGCATTATTTCTTCTTCCTTGGGCGCCCTCTTTTTTTTGGGGGTTCTGGTTTATCGGGGGTTAAACCCCATTTAAACAATTTCGCATAGCTTTTTTTCATTTTTTTAAAAAACTTTTGAATATATTCCATATAAAAAACTCCAGCCATAATTATTAAAGCTAGTATTATAGTACACCAAATTATGTTCATTTTCTCTTTCTGCGGGATGTTTTTGTGCGTCTGAAAGATCTATTAGATTTTTTAGATTCCATCCTAATATTCTTTACTTTAGCATTTAAAGGGTTGTTATCTTTATGTGCTACGTCTTTACCATCGCCTTTTTTAGCTTTACCTAAGCGCACCATGATACGCCTAGACTTGTTGCGTCCAGCTCTGCGTTTCTTTTGTGTGGGTTTTGAATGGTAGTTATCGTACTCTTTACGATAGTTTCGCTTAGCAGCCACTACTTACCAACTTTGTTCTGGGCCTTTTTGTGTGCAGTTCTAAATGTATCGCCCATAAGCATACGTCTTTTCATATAAGCCATATGTTTTGTAGAGTGATGTTTGCTATGCCTTTTTAAAGAAGCTTCTTGTCGTTTAGAAATGCTTTTCTTTACAACTTTTTGAGAGGGTTTTTTTCTAGTTCTTGCCATTTTTCTTCTCCTCAGTCATAGGTATATTATCAAAATACTCTGAAACTTCTTCTGGACTCATAAGAGTATATTCATCAGTTGAAGATGCATATTGAGGCGGTTTATGCTCAATCTTAATATTTTTTACTTTACCTAAACTTTCGTTAGTCTCTGTCTCACCTTCTTTTGGCTGTCTCATTTTTTATTATTTTTTATGGCTGCAGTAATAATATCACCGCGAGTTACTTTATTAGGGTCTCCATACAAAGAAGCAAGTGTACCTTTTTTTCTTTTCTTTTTACGGGCTTTTGCAGCTTGCATGTATTTTTCGTTAGCCATCTGGTTTCTCCGATGTTGATATTAAAAAATCAATAATTTTTATTTTATCATTTACTTCTGCTAATTGACCCACTAACTTATCTAACTCAACACTATATTCTGTGTGCTCAGGGATGCTAGTTGGGTTGTTCAACAGCACTTCTAAATCTAAACTTATCTTAGCACGTTGGCCGTGCAACACTTCTTTTTGTGCACGAAGCACTCCTAGCTTGTCCATATTTACTTACTTCTTTTTCTTTTTAGTCTTTTTACCATAGCCTTTCATCTTCATAGATTTAGGTTTTTTAGTCATAGACTTCTTTTTACCGTAGGTATATGCCATGTTTATGCCTCCACATTTCATAGTTTTATCTTACTCTATGTCATCATTCTCGGCAACTCCATATATTTGCCAAGTAAAATAACCATCTAAATCTGCTGTTTCCACGGTGTTTTGGTACCACTCAATCACTTTAGCATTAGTTAAAGTATCTATTGGTATAAAATTATCAGGTAATCCATCGTGTCTATAAGAATAAACACCTTCTAAGGGAGAATACATATTTTCTGTTAAAGTTTTTGTTGAGTCTGCTTGATCTACAGCGGTAACTGCTACACAAACTTCTCTAACAATTTGTGTGTTATCTTCACGGCTGCGCGGCATTGTTTTAACACCAACATATTCGTATGTGTAATTAAAATTATGTGTTGACATTATATTTCTGAGAACCTATAAACGCCATATTGAACACTTGAAAGATATCTTGTACCCCCATCCCCCTGAGCTAATATGTACAACCGTAAAGTTCTACTAGTAGAACTTACTTTTCTTACAAGAAAATCTTTTTGTGCCATTTCATTAGTACCATCAAATCTATTTATGGCTGACCAATATTGCGATTGACCTGAGTGATATTGAGCATAACCTTGGTCTGCTGTTGGAATAGTTGGATTAGTTCCATCTGAGTAAGAAAAGTCATTTCTTAATTCAAAGCTTGACCCAGCACCAAATGTTCCATCTCCTGCAACTATAGACAATGTTTTAACTTGCCCCGTGCTTCCAAATACTCTACACATAATATGGTAAACTCCAGGTTCTGTACCAATCGCCGCAACTTGTTTTAGTCTTGGGGTATTACTAGCAAATCCACCAAGAGTTGCTCCTGAAACAGTTGCCGCTGTAAACTCTAAAGTTAAATCGGTTACATTAATTTTGTCAGCAGTAATAGTGTTTGAATTAATTCTATCTGCACTAATAAAACCTGCGGTTATCTTATTGGCATTTAAGTTAGCTATCTTTGCGTCTTGAATAGTTGCATCGGCTATTTTTGCGTTAGTTACCGCTAAATTTTGAATTTTTCCCTCTGTGACAGCTAAATTACCAATCTTTCCATTTGTTACAGCAAGGTTTGATATTTTACCTTCTTCTACAGCTAAGTTAGCAATACGTGCATTTGTTATAGCTCCGTCTTGAATACGTGCACTATCTATAAATACAGTACCGCTACTTACAATAAAAGGCGCTACATTGCTAGACCCACTCCATATTGCAAATTTGTCAGCTTGGAACTGTACGTAGGACTGGGCCCCTGAACCATTGCTCGCGCTTGACCCGATAACCATACCAGCAGCTGACTTACTACCATTCGATTCTGTTGCAACTTGCAGTACAAACATCGCATTTAAATCACCTGTGTGGCTTGCAGTGGTTGTGTTTAAGGTATTAACACTAGCAGTTAAAGTGTTGTTGTTGCTGGTAACGGTGCTACTAAGACTTGATAAAGAACTAGCAGTAGAACTTTGTGCATTTGTAACAGTAACAATATCTGATTGAGCGGTAGCCATAGCCGCAGTTAAAGTACTACCAGTAAAACTAGTAGCGCCAAATAAGTTAACTAGAGTTGAATCACGTCCTGCTACCCAAGCATTGTTTGATGTGTTTCTTGTATAAATTTGACCATCATCTGTATCAAACCAAATATCATTGGGTTGTAAAGCATCACCGTTTGTTCTAGTGCTAGGTTCACTAGAACTTTTAATAATAGTTGCTGCTGTTGTACTTGTAGCTAATAGGTTGTATCCAGGTAAGTCTGCTAGGGTTTCACTTAACTCAGTCATAACTGCTGCTATATCTTGCAGCGTTGTAGCCTCTGCCCCGTTGGTATTGTTAAAAGGACCTTGTACATCAGATGTGCTTACATAGCGCACCCAATAATAATAAGTTTCGTTATACCCTACTTCATCTGTATAGATAAAAGCAGTTGTTGTGGCTCGTAATGTAGCGCCAGCTAAATTATTATCTCTTGAACGCCATATTTCTGTATAAGCATGATTACCATAAGGAGCACTAGCACTTGTACCATTCCAATCTAATATAACTTGAGTAAAAACCCCCGTTGCCGTCAACGATACTGGGGCTGGGGGTATAGATAAATCCCCCGGTCCATCATCAGGAGGACCAAAATCTATTGGCCCTAATCCCGCGTTTGGATCAAAAGGGTTATCAGCAAGTTTTTTAGCAAGACCACTATCAATTAATTCCCGTAAGGTTATTGCTCTATCAAGGGGGTCGCCTAATTGACCTAATCTGACAGCAAGAGCTTCTTGCATAGCTTTTAAAGAACCGGCAAGTTCTTTATCTACTTTAGCGGGGATTGGTTTTAGCCCCGGTAGTTTAGTACCAGTAGTAGCCATTAAATGCTCCTTAGTTCATCAATAGACTCACCAACACAAACCTCGTTCACTATTTTTGCTGAAGAAACCTCTATTGCAAAAGTGCGGTGTACACCCGCCGGTAAACGTACAACAGGTTCATTTATAGTTGTTGCACTAAAGCTAGGTGTTGTGCCTGTAACTGAGTAAACACTGCCAGCTGTACTAATAGTAGCGTTGTAAATAACAGACCCATCTCCATAAACTTTAAGTGTTACAGGAAAAGCTTCTGCATCTACTTTAGCAAATCCCATGCTAGTTGGTTTAGGAGTTACAAACTCTTTTGATTTCCAAGTAAAAGTTTCATTGGTTGCACTACCTTGAAACTTTTTAATATCATCATCAATGATAATGTAAAGTTCATTATCATCGGGATCAGTAAAACCACCAGGCACAGCATTTGATTCACTTAACTCGGTAAAGAGAGGCTCTCCGCCCCTAGTGTCAAATATAAAGCCACCATAAGCAGAGCCTGTATGATAAAAACCAACATATCTACCTTCCCACAAAAAACCCTTTATTGTTGAGGGGTAATAGCTTGATTGCCATTGATCTGGACTAATAATACCTTCGGTAACAACTCTAACTTCTGTACCTGCCGCAGCAACCAACCCTTCAGGACCTGCGTACAAAACAAATGCGCCCATATCTACTAGAGATTTTTTACTTGAACAAGACTGTGCTGCTTCCATACGATAAGCAGTCATGGATTGTGGGTCAGTACCTGAGATTAAATAAGGTCTACCCTCTGTAGTTACAATCAAACCATTGCCTGCGGCACCAATAGCAACAATATTATCTTCTAAAGTAATTCTGTACGTGACAGGCCAAGCATGTGGTAAGAAAGGCTCTGAGAAACAAATACGTTTTCCTGTAAAACCAGCAAATACCCCATTCGGTAAAGCAGTTAAACCTTTCATAGGGCCATTGGGATACAAACTTGTATCTTCATTCGGTGGGCCAATCCAATAAGTAGAAGGGATAATTTCTTGTAAAGCCGAGTTTTTAGAAGTATCTGTAAACGTTGTGGTAGCTAAAGTAACTTCACCAACAAACTGAAAAGCTGTTGTATTTGAGCCAGTATTGGATCTATATATACGCTTTTTACTTAGATTAGTGTTCGTTCGACCGGTGCCCGAGGTACTTGTTTCAAGGCCTGATATCGTTACGCTTCTATTATCATCCGTAGTTATAACTGTAGAAGCTGCTGATGGTGGTCCTTCTTCCCCATAAGCACTAACAAATGTATACACATAAGAAGTACTAAAATCTGTCAGAGCACTAGAATCATCGTTAAATGTTGCACCATTTGTAACAGAACTAGATGTACCTGATGAGGTAGCTGCACTATTTACTTCAACGGTTAGAGTTGTTGCACTGGGTACAGATACAATTTTATGATCTAAGTTTATATCTGTAGCTGGTATACCATTTGTTGCAAGCCCACTACCACCACCAAAACTAGATAATGTTACATAATCGCCTACAGACGCACCGTGATTACTCGCTGTAGTAACTGTAATCGTGGAAGAATTAATTGTTGTAGTTATCGTAGCATCAATAGAGGTTGGCGCTACAAGGGCCACGGTCGGTGCTGCTGTTGGTGCTGGTATACCTAACCTGTAAAAATTACTTGGGAAAGGGGCAGATCCAACAATAACATCACTTCTACCCATACGTGGGTAAGACTGTCCTGACCAATAAACTGTATCGTTTGTATCACCAGCTATGGGACCTGGAACTACATCCACGTCCTCGTCAAACTGTAACCATCTTTCGGGTGAGTCTGTGTATTTAAATATACTGGTTCTACTTGAATTACTTAATACAAGTGTTTGTGAATCTTGAGTAATAGGGACAAGCCTGCCGCTGTCTAGGTTTACATCAATTGCTGTTTGAGCTAGGTTATCTTTTAGTAATCTAGGTGAGACTTGAGGAGCAAGTCCGCCAAACGTGATGAGTTTAAAATACGCCATATCATTTGAAAGTATACACGATTATGCTAACTATTCCTGCGAAGATAATCCAAAACGCTCTTTCAAACATGCTAACCCCCTTTGTATTTACTATGGCTTTTTGTTCAACAATTTCTACCCTATCTTCTAAGCGGTCCATTCGCATAATAAATCTGTCATTTTGTTTCAATACAGTTGTTACCCTTTCTTCAATGCGTGCAATAGCTACTATTGCATCAGCTAATTTATCAATTTTAGTATCTAATTTATCTAATCTATTTGATACATCGTCGATCATTTGTAACTCCATATGTGGGGGCGCGGGCGCGTTGCCTCTGCTTCAAGGGTGTCGAGATGGATAAACCTGCTATCACCATGTTGTTTTACACCTAGACCCGTTATACCGTGTTTAAGGGCTACCTCAATAAGTTTTAAGGCATCCTTTCCTCGTATAAGTATGTCTATCGCCTTGCCCGATGCGTGGGCTCCTGGCTTGGATTTTTTAGCTTCTATAGGATGGGTCTTATCTCTATACCCGCTAGTAATAACAAAAGGTACCCCTACCTCTTCTCGTATTGTATCAAGTTTATGCATGAAGTCATCATCCATTTCACATAAACCTGTATGTTTACACTTTACTTCATCCTCAGTAAAGTACTTCCAGTTATTCTTCTTCTTTCTCCACATACTTAATCTTATCTTCCTTAAGGGTTGTTTTAAGTTCCTCAGATATTAGTTTTTGTGCTGCTTGATTAATACGCAAATCATAAGAAATATTAGCAATTTCTTGCTGTAATTTAACAAGCATGTTAAAACCTTCTATTGCTCTCGGGGTTAAATCTTCAATTTTATATTCAAAACCATCGAAATTAACCGTTTTTAGATCATTGTCAGCCATAAATTACTCCTTAATTTAATCTTCTTTTTTGTCAGGCGTGTTTGATGCCCCAAAATAAAATGATATCACAGCACTAGCTAGTCCGCCAAGGTATCCAAGAACTAAGTTAATTAAAGCTTCAGAGTTTTGTTCTGGTGGTTGTAAGGTAACTAAGAAAATATACCCAAGAAAACCACCAACTACAGCAGTTCCCATAATTCTCGCTGTCCAATCTCTTGAAAAACTACTTCTTGCTTGTTGTTTATCCTGTACTTCGAGAGCGAAGATATCTACCTCAAGTTCTTTCATTTGAACTTCAAAGTTTTGTTCTGCTTTTTTAAGTTGAAGCATTTGCTCCGGGGTTGCTTGTTGTATAGCTTGGTTAATTGCTTTTGGTTCTGGAGCACACCCCAAAACATCAGCAACAATAGAAGCTGCTTGACCACCCAAAGGACCACCTAAAGCAGACCCTAATGTAGGAGCCAAGGCCCCAACTAAATTTTTTATTGCACCAAATTTCATAATTACCCCGCTAATGGATTTTTATTTTCTAATTTACTTTCTAACTTATCTACTTCTTTATTAAGAGATTGTATGTCAGCTTTAATTGTAGCTATATCTGTTTTTATTTCAGTAACATCTGGAACCGTTATACCATCTATTTGTTTTTCTAAATACTGAACAGATTTTTCTATGCCACTAAACCTTTCTTCAATAGCTTTTTGTGCCACTTTGGTATCACCTATGCCACCAATTTTAGCTTCTAAATTTGCTATACGGTTTACATAAGTAGCTCCTGTATAACCAAATCCGGCAAGAGTAGAAACAATTCCTACTAAGGCAATTACCTGTGTTGTTTTATTTTGAAACCAATCCATAAAACCTCCTATAAATTTGGTTGCATTTCTTTTAAATTAGTCAAAGTTGTAATGCTTTGACCTGCAAGCTCATAAAAAGCTGCAGTGTTATCTAATAGTCTGTTATTAGTATAAATGTTTTTTGGCTCATACCAAAATTCTTTTTCTGGTATTGATACTGCTCTATAGGTGTTAAATCCAGGTACAAAACCTATATAAGAAATTACAAGGTCTTCAGACCCATACTCCCCAGTTTCTTCTTGTTTAGCTATTACATCTTCTTGTGCAGCCTGCATGTTTTGTGCAATAACATCCTCCACTAACTGTTCTGTTTCGGTGTCTGTAGAATTTGTAGGCATAGATATATCTATCTGACTTTGTATGGTTTGTGTACTAGTGGTATCAACTGCGACACTGGTTGTCTCTACAGTATCTGTCTGCGTTCCTGTTGAAGACGAAACAGTTGCGCTCATGTTTAATACCTGGTTGTTTTGTGCAGTAGAAGATGCAAACTGATCTGAAATACTTGGGGAACTACTAGTGCTTATGCCCCCAGAAGAGCTACTCATGTTAGAAGCTGTTGTAGATGTTCCCCCTTGGGCCCCTACAGAACTACCCGAGTCAGTACCACTTACACTTTGTTTTGCTGTTGTTATAGTTGATGCAACAACTTTTAAAGCAGTTTCTTTGCTTATAGAACTTTTTTCGTCTGTAATAAATTCTTCTGGAGTTTCTTCTATGGGTTTTTCCTCAATTACTTCTTCTACAAGTTCTTCGGGTTCGTTAAAAACGAGTTCCTCTTCCATGACTGCTTCTTCAAACCATTCTTCTAGCTCTTCAATTGTTTCTATCTCAATAAAAGTTTCTGGTTCAGTAAAGTCTTCTACTAAAAATGTTTCCTGAAATATAAATTCCTCTACCAGTAAATCTTCTAGGGGCAGTTCTAGTGGGTCTTCAAACTCTAGTCCTATTTCAAAAGGCTCTAGGTATTCTTCATAAACCTCAAAGGCTACCTCTTCTTCAAAAATAAACTCTGGCTCTTCAAAAAACTGTTCTTCAACCTCAAATACATATTCTTCAAATATAGGTTCTTCTTCGTAGCCAAAATATTCCTCTTCATACCCATAGTCAAAATATTCTTCTTCTTGAAAATACCCTATGTCTGCATCTTGTCTATACCCCGGACAAAAAGGCCCATACTGCGGGTCTAAACCACACTGCCAGTCATCATAAGCCTCCCAGTAGTAAGGACACGATTCTGAATATAATTGATCAATATTGCATTGTTGAGTTTGATAAGCATCTGCATAACCACTACAACTAGAATCATTTAAAGGATTGCTGCAATCAATATTATTGCCACTACCTGCCCCATACAAAGACCCCCCATTTTCTAAATTTTGGTTTTTGTCTGAATTATTCCAATCAGTGTTTACACAAGTAGACGAGTTGGTTGATCCAGTATTACATTCATCATGATAATAATAAGTGTATGAATCTTCTTTTTTAGATCCTACTTCACCTATTAATACATCATGATTAATAATATCTAAATGACCGTAACGCAAATCAAAAGAGTTATTGTTCCAAAGTATTATCTCAAAGCTGTTGTCTGATGCTCGGTTGTACTCTCTCATGTCGTACCAACCAAATATCATTTTGCTTGAGTCTCCCCAAGACTTCATACGAGAATCAGAGTCTCTAATTAAGTCAGTCCAGAAAGCATATATGGTATAGGTGTGTTGCCCGTTAATAGGGTCAGGAGTATAGTCATTGCAATAGCTACCACTATTCCCAAAATGCAAACATCCATTCGTTGCCATCCTTGCTTGGCTAAATGTAGAGCCATAGAAAGTAAAATCAAAAGAAAGGTCAATTGCAGGGCTAATACCATCATCAGAAACTTCGTATGCTAGCTCGCCCTCAAAATTGTTAGCGTTTGTTTGCAGGTGATATAAGTCTTGTCCTGATTCGTAAGTGTATTGTCCATATACACTAAATGATAGCAGACTAGCTACTGCGTAGCATAAAATTCTTTTTTGCATTGTCTGTTGGTTTTAGTTTTTCTTGTGTAAGTTTTTTTGACTAGCCCCACAACGTCTTTATTTATTTTGTTTCTACTAGGATTAAATTCATGCGTGCATTTTTGTATAAATAACTTTTCTTGTTCTTTAGCATCAGGCCTTTTAGATTTGTTTTCTGCCCAAGCTTTTGTCGCTTCCTTACCTATCTGACCTTGGTAAGGGCAAGGAGTACCAGCCATTTCCATAGCCTTAAATACTCTCGGGTCTTGACAAAGTATAGATACGGAAGCCACTTTCATGCCGGTATCATATAGATACTTGGAAAGTTTTAAGCGTTCACAGTTCTCGTCAGTTACAGTTGCTCCTGTAGAGAACCCAAATACTTGCCCTTGAAATGCACCAGAACGACCTACAGTACAGAGGTCTTGTGAGTAAGACATAATACTAGGTGCTATAGCAGAAGCAGGGGGTGCTTTGCTTTTTACATTTTGGTTGATAGTTTGCGTGCTATTCGATTCGTTGATGTTTCTATTCGTGTTGTCAGTTTTTGTGTTATTTTCGTTAATATTTTTGTTATTAGTAGTAACATTTGAGTCTGACGTAGATGAATTGATATTCGTGTTAGTCGAAGTGTTGACGTTAGTGTTGTTAGAAGTGCTCGTATTATTGACATTTTGATTTACCGTAGAATTAACCGTTGAATTAGAAGTTGAAGTATTGATATTATTGTTCGTATTAGTATTGTTCGACGTCGAGTTACTAACATTATTGTTGTTGTTTGTATTCGTCGATACGTTGGTGTTGTTGTTAGTGTTCGTCGATACATTGGTGTTATTATTTGTATTGACGTTAGTGTTATTATTTGTATTGGTGTTGTTATTGGTGTTGGTATTAGTGTTTGTCGTCACCGTAGTGTTAATTGTTGTTAACCCATTGTCCTCACAATATTGTGTTCCTGCAGTACAGTCACCCACCGGATCCGCTTGGGAGAAGTTAATAAAAAGAAGTGGTATTAAATATGTTAATTTTTTCATGTGTCCAGTTGTTAAATTTTGTTATTTTCATATTAACCTAGTTTAGTTAGCTGCAATATATGCTTTACCTGTAGCAATCGCATCTGTATAGCTAGACTTATCTGATGAGTCTCCTACTACGTCAGGTGTGTCATCATTTTCATCTGATGGCTCATAAGCCAAGATAAGTTCAAGATGGTCTACATTGTTTTGAACTATTTGATTTTTTTCTTCTTGGGTGAGTCCAATAATAGAATATGTACCATTATTAATCTCATTAATAATGTTAACGCTATAAGTTGCTGCTGTTAGTACTTCTGTTACTGTTTGCATATTATCCC